TTGTATTTCGTGTAATAGACGAACATATGCAAAGGAGAACGGACATAAATGAAAAGTGAAATAGACATGAAAACAAATGGCATCTACATTGTGGAAGATGGGAAAATCATTTTTTTAAAACCGCCAGAAAGCAGATATGGACAACAAGTTGTCCATTGGATAGATGGAAAAGTGTCTCATACACAAACAACATCTACCGTTAAGTTTAAGCGATAAAATTTGAGTTTTATAAGAAATGAGGAGTGGAAAATGAAAAAGAAAATAATTGCAGGTTTAATGTCTATTATGGCAATAACGGGTATAGCAGGTTGTAGTACAGAAGCAGATACAGTTTCACAAAATTTATCTAAATCAGCTGATTCATTTGAGGTTCAACGAAGAGTAGTGTTCTTCAATGGTATAACTGATAAATACCTTTTAAGTATTGAGGGATTATGCGCTTTAGACGCTGGTGATGGGAAGAAGATAACTGTAACTTGCAAGACTGGTGATGGTAAATATAAGAAACATTACCTTGGATTAAGTGATAATGTAAGTTACTTCATTGAACAAACAGATGCTAAGTACGAAGATGCGTACCATTACAAAGTACTGTTTAGACCGGAAGAAATTATTCCAGATATTAAGTTGCAGACAAACAATAAATAAACTACTTTTATGAGTTTGTATGATGAAATTTTGAAGAGTAAAACTAAACAAAAGCGTTATTTGCATAGAAAATGGCAGGTAATTGACTAAGTTACCTGCCATGCAACAAACGATACGGAGTGTAACGAACTCCGATTTGAAAGAGAGTAGCTGTGGGAAGCTGACTTGTAGATAGTATGTGTAATTAAAAAAAGATTATTCGTAAAGGAGAATGAAAAGTGAATACAATCACTATTAAATTTGGTCAAGGTACACCAGCTTGGAAGGATATGCGAGAAGTGGTTAAGATACTGCACGATAGAGGTTATAGTGCTCAGCCTTACAAAGAAATCGGAACGGTAGAACTAATTAAGGAAATTGATGACCAGTTTGTGGGTAAGAAACGACAATTTAATTGTGATCTTTGCTTTGAAAATAAAGACATTGAAGAAAAATCAATTTATCAATTTGATAAAGATGGTGACATTGTAGCATGTGTAGATTGTGAGAAAAAAGTATTTGAACAATCAAAAAACCAAACAAAATAGTTATTTTGGAGAGAGGGATTGTATTGTGTGAAGATCAAGCTACCAAAGAAGTGAAAGCTGCTTTAAGAAGATTTTCAAGACATGAACTTGAAATTACAGCAGAAGGATATATTCGTTATGAAGAAATGAAGGGCAGAACATGTCAGATTAGTGATTCTGACATAAAAACAATGACAGATAATCAGCTTCGTAAATTTATATATGAGAGAGATTTCCCTGGTGAGAAATGGATCAGATAACACAATTTGAACAAAAACGCTATTTGGTTAGAGGTGAAGAATCATGAGCTACTATGAAATGGGATTAGAAATTGCTGCAATATGGTTGTCTTTTGATATGCAAAGCGGGGAAATAACAACTAACTATAGAGATAACGTTCATTGTAAGAACCTAAATGAAAAGGAATTAGAATGGGTAGTTAATAGGGCGAAAGAACAGTTAAAAAAATAAAAACTAAACAAAAATTTTATTTTGTAAGAAAGTGAGGTTAAGAGAAATGACCAATTTAAAGAAAAGAAAAATTAGAAAAGCTATTGCTCGTCGTGCGAAGGCGGTTGATAAATATAGACTTGAAAAAGCTTGGAGAAACATCTTTGTACAAGCTGGTATTGTAAAGTGAAGAGAAATCAAATATAGTCCGGCTAGAAAACTAGAGGACGCCAATTCATTAAAGCAGCAATTCAAGCTGTTTTAGGAATAGGTGTCCTTTATTTTAAAAAGGGGGGTGGGGAAATGAAGGTGTTAGAAGATCAGCTACGTGAATGGAAAAAGCAATCAAAACAAGCAAAGAATAAGGGCAAAAAAAATCGGAAAGAAAAATTTAGTACTCGTGAAATTGAAGAGTTAATGGGGATGCATAGACCTTGTTATGAGCGTAGACGTGGAGCATTAAGACAAAAGTAATTTAAAAATAAAAAGGAGTGGTCTTACATGACTAAACAATTATCTTTCTTACCCAAAATCGATAGAACAGCAACACAAGAGAAGTTAGAAGGTGTTCTTGAAAGTGTACGTATATATAGACAATTTGGAATGATTCGTAAGGAAATGAAAGTCACTCCTTCTTATGAAATTAGAGAACATGGTCCAACACATGCTGTCGGAAAACCTTTAGAAGATGTAGCGATTGCAAATATAAAACAAAGTAAACGTGAAGAGTGGTTGGAGTTAATTTCATTTCGTATTGATCAGTTTTTAAATCGCTTAGGTAATGGTAGTGCAGGAAGAATTCAGAGGGATATTATTAATAAGCGCTATTTAGAAGAAGAGGACGTATGCGACTATATGATTTATAACGAAATTGGAATGGCTGAACGTACGTATCGTCGTTGGAAATCCAGAGCATTTTATAATTTAGCCTTTGCTCTTAGATTAGAAGTGTATGGGACTGAAGAAACTGGAGGTAATGAATTATGAACTTCGTTCAACCAATACGTGATCCAGAAGAAATACAGCAGTTAAAAGAGTATTTTAAGGAAAAGAGCTTACGTAATTACATTCTCTTCATTATGGGCATTAATACAGGCCTTAGAATATCAGATATTTTGAAATTAAAAGTAAGTGATGTCAAAGGCAGTCATATCTCTATGAGAGAAAAGAAAACAGGAAAACAGAAACGAATACAAATTACTGCAGCACTGAAAAGAGAACTTAAATGGTTTATTGAAGAAAGAGAAGATAATGAGTATCTACTGCAAAGTAGACAAGGAAAGAATCGTCCTATTGGTCGCAGCATGGCATATAAGATATTAAGTATAGCCGCAGCAGAGTTTGGTTTAGATGAAATAGGAACACATACGCTAAGAAAGACGTACGGGTACCATATGTACATGCAAACGAAAAACATAGCATTACTCATGGAGATATTCAATCATTCGTCAGAGAAGGTCACACTACGTTATATAGGTGTAAATCAAGATGCAATGGATAAAGCAATGACTAGGTTTAAAATCTAATCATTGCTTTTTTCTTTTTACATTTATACAGTTACTCATAAATTTTGCACTGTGTAACTCAAAAGAGAAAGTGAAATGAAATCAATGATAGCAAGGGCTGTGGCGTATGGGTCAGTTACACATAATATAAGATATGGGTAATTGAAGAGAGTCTAAAAAAGATTTAGTGTGTTTTATTTAATCGTCAATAATGAAAATGAGATATATCAAAAGATTTTTTAAGTATAGAAGAAATTTGAAATGTAAGATATCCTTTTCAAGGAGCAATTAAGTTACTATACAGCTATACATATATATCAGTGAAAAGTAGGCAGATGGGAGTGTAAGATACCCCATGAAATTAGGAATAATTTATGCATTTCATGTATATGGATAGTTAAAAACTATAGCGAAGGAGTTTTTTATGGTAAGAAAATCAATGTTTTTAATAGCTTTCAGTATTGTAGGTTTCGCAGTTGTTTCAGGAATGGATACATCGCACATGTTTATGATCTCCGCGCAATTCGGTCTTGACACGGCATTTGTAAGTCAAATTGTTAACTTAGTAGAAGCGGGAGTAGGAGTTTGGACTATAATGGGGATGTTTGCAACTCTTAATGTTGTTGGAATAGGGGTCTTATTTGCTATAAAAGCAGCCTTGAAGAAAATGACAAAAGCGGTTGTTATTACGTATTGATATAAGGTTTAATGAATAATACTAAAAAGTTTTTGCTATTTGTTGTTATTTATATTTTGTTTGTGTCTGGTTTGTTATTTTTGGATTTTAAAGATGGTTCATTTGATTTGTCCCAAAAAAAAGGTTTTTCAGAAATATTATCTAATAATGTTTTGGTTACGTTAAATATAATTCTTTTTGGAATACTATCTTTTGGTGTCATTTCGCTGGTTTTAATTATCTTTAATGCTATTATTCTAGCTACAACTATTAAACTTGGCTTTGCCCGCTGGGGATTAAATGTTTTTGTCGGGTTATTACCTCATGGCGTTTTTGAGATTTCTGCAAATTTGTTAGCCCTTGTAATTGTTTGGAATATTAATAGTTTAATAGTCTGTAAGTTAATAAATAAAAGGCACATCGATTACAGAAGTATACTAAGCAATAACCTTAATTTATTCTGTGGCATGATTTTTCTTTTATTTATAGGTGCATGGATTGAATCAGATTTCTCACATATGCTTATTATGAGGTTGATGCAATGATTAATAATGGATTATTACATAGAATTAATAGTAAATATTTGATTTTATTGATGATATGTAATTACTTTTTAATTTCTCTTATACTGTTTGATCAAGCCTTTTTTATGTTTGCAGAAAAAAATTCCTATCTGCCTAATGGTGATCAAAAATTTGTTTTGAAGGGTATAGTAGCTATTTTTAATACGTCATTTTCTGTAGGAGCTATATCGGTATTTGTGATTATCCTATCCACATTGTTTGTAATATTTAGTGACAAGGAACCTGACGTACCTAATATGATTTTATTCAAGGCGTTTTCAATTCTATCTTTTTTTCAATGGGTAGATGTCTTGTTTATTAGAAATATGGGAAGTGAAATTTATAATGAATATATATATATATTCAATTCAATTTCATTGCTTATGAATATTGGAATAGTTTACTTTTTGCTAAGGAATGTATTGACAAGAAAGAAGTTGTTGATAACAGTTATTGCTTACATTATATTTTTCATTTTGGGTAAAATGATTTATACATTGTTCTCATAGTATAAATACGAAGGGATGATAGGGGTATGGTACAACATAAAGATACTGAAGAAGAAAAAGAAAGTATTTACTTGTATATTCCAGCTATTGGTTTTGCGTTATTTAGTGTAGGTATGATTCTCTATATGTTTATTAGGTAAGTATCAACAGGGAAAACTAGAACCTTGATAGTAAAGTTTTCTCTGCGTTTGTATAATATCTGTGTTTTTTGTTAGAAAAAAGTAGTATATTTTGTTGATTTATAATAGAAAGATATTAAAAGTGGCAGAGTCGTGACCGCTTTTTGGCAGTAAATGGGCCGGTAGTTTTGGAATTATCGTGTTATATTTGTATTGTGAGAAATGGCGGAAAACACAACTCACTATGTTGTTCTTAAATTTCTAAACGGTTCGTAATGATGGCACATAAAATCCGAAACCAGCAGATGGTAATGATTGAATGATACCGTTATTAAGGAGAGCTTTTGCTCTTCTTCCAGTTACTTAATAATGGAGTGGCATTAGGTAATTGGAATAAGGATAAAACTTCACATACCGTAATTGAAAGATAATTAAATAAACGATAGTAAAGCATCCATTCGGGTGCTTTTTATGTTGAGGAGGATAAATGATGGAGTTATTCGGACTGAATCTATTAACTGAAAAGCAACTGAACAGGTTACTAACTGAAGCGCATGATAAAGGATTTGATGCAGGTAAAAACTTAGGGTATGAGCGTGGATATACGGATGGGCATCACAAAGGGATGACAACAGACAAAAAAGGAACAATGCTTACTCATTCTGGAATTTATGTATTCGTGGATGAAAAATGTGTTGGTGTTATTGATATTGATAAGTCTGTGAAGAATGAGATGGAACAACTAAAGGTGATGTGGAACGATAGGGGTGAGAACAGATGAATCAAGGTAATTATGATTTATTGTGTTTAGAAAGATTATTAAATGAATTAAAAGAAGATAAGAAACAAGAGTTATGGATTATAGGTAATAAGTTGGATGCAGCCAAAGAACAGTGGAAAAGAATACAATACCGTTTGGATACAAAACATGTAATAGCTCGGTTCATATCTAATAATTCATTTTCTCTTGATGGTTTGAATCCGATGAATGCGCGAATAATTTTGCTGGATAGATGGTGGCAAAACAAAAATGCTATTAGATTACTTAAAGACTATATTCCTTATGCAAAACAATGTCGTCAGATTGGTCACATCTAAAGGTATAGTTTACTTAAGGGGAGTGAGATGAGGCTGGATGAAAAAGAAATGTATATAAATGATATGAACGCATGGATGAAGGAGCAAGAAGAAAACAATGTTACTGAAGATATGTAGGTGCGGTAAGACAGTGCCAATGGAACAAGGTATGTGTGAAGCGTGTACCATCATTGCTGAAGAGAGAAGGAAGCAAAGGCACAGAGATTACAAGGCGAAGCGGACGGATACGGACAACCAGAAGTTCTACAACTCAAAGCCTTGGCGAGTAACCAGAGCAAGGATAAAGGATAGAGACAATGGATTGTGTCAGTTGTGTTGGAGTGAGCACAAGGTTAAGCCAATGAACACAGTACATCATATTATTCCTTTAGAAGAAAATAACCAATTAGCTTTAGTAAGAAGTAATTTGATTTCATTGTGTGAGAAATGCCACCAGAAAGTCCATAAGCTGTATGACGTTAGAACGGAAAAGTTCAATATACAGAAGAAGTTAAGAAGTTTAATAGGGTAGGGGGATATCAAAAACTTTTTAAGGAGGGCGACGAGTCGCCGGGTGGTCTTTTTTTTCGCAAAAACTCCCTAAATGAAAATTTCGGAAAGGAGGTAGGTAGATGGCTAGACCAAGAGAACCTGTTGACTTAGTAGTTCTGAAAGGGAAAAAACATTTAACAAAAGCTGAAATTGAAGAACGGAAAGCGAAGGAAGTTAAAGCACCTCATGATAAAGTCAGAGCACCGACTTACCTTCCGAAAGATTTGAGGAGAGATTTTAAAAAAATATCAGATGAACTAATCAGAATTGAAATTATGTCCAATCTGGATATTGATGCTTTAGCAAGATTTTTAATAGCAAGGAAAATGTATGTAGAAATTACAAATGCTATGCTTGAACTTAGTCCTTTAGAAGAAGTGGTGGATGTAAAAAAGGATCAGGAAGGGAACATCATTTCCGAGAATAGGTATACCATATCTAACGGCGTGTATTCAGACTTACTTATAAATCAAGACAAACTTTTTAAACAATGTAGACAAGCTTCCAGCGATTTAGGTTTAACAATTACATCAAGATGTAGATTAGTAGTTCCAAAACAGACCGAAGAAAAACCTAAAAATAAATTTAATAAGTTTATGTAGGTTGCTATATGAATAGAGTTACTCAATATGCTCTGGATGTGTTGGAAGGTCGTGTAATTGTTGGAAACTTAGTTAAACTAGCTTGTCAAAGACATATAAATGATTTAGAAAGACAGGGAACTGAAGAGTTTCCTTTTATTTTTGATGAAGAAAAAGCAAATCTCATTGTTGATTATTCTGAAACGTTAACAATTACTGAAGGTGACGAGGAATTCCAGTTAGAACTTGCTGATTTTCAGGCTTTTATTTTCGGATCGTTAAATGGCTGGATTCATAAAGATACTGGATATCGTAGATTTCGTACTAGTTATACGCAGTTAGCAAGACAAAACGGGAAATCAATGAAGAACGGTATTCTTGGCACATACTATTCAAATTTTGATGGTTATAATTATGCTCAAGTCTACTGTACAGCTACAAAAGCAGATCAGGCTAAAATCGTTTTAAAAGAGATGATAAAATTCATCAATGCCGATGAAGATTTATCAGAGTTGTTTGAGATTAAAGAGTACAAGAATACAATATTAGCATTACATACAAGCTCTGAGATCAGAGCATTAGGACGAGACACACAATCTATAGATGGATTTCGTCCTTATTTGGGTGTTATTGACGAGTATCATGCTCATAAAGATAACCAAATGTATAAGCTCCTTGAAGGTGGAACGAGTAAGTTAAAGCAGTGTTTAATTAGTGTTATTACAACAGCAGGTTTTGATTTGAATTCACCATGTTTTGAGCTGTACGAATACTGTTGTAATGTGTTAAAAGGTGCTTTTGAGGACGAAACGCAATTTGTATATATTGCTCAGATGGATGAAGAAGATGATATTTGGAATCCAGAAAACTGGATAAAGGCAAATCCGCTTGTTTGTAGCACAACTGAAGGAGTTAAAGCCCTTCAAACGATGGCTGTAAAAGCGAAAAATATGGGTGGATCAGAATTAAGAAACTTTATGACAAAACACCTTAATATTTGGGTGCAATTTACAGATAGCCAATATATGAACATGGAACATTGGAAGAAATGTGCTTCAGAATTAGATTTAGAGGATTTTAGAGGGAAAGAGTGTTATATAGGTCTTGATTTATCAAGTGGCGGCGATTTAACGAGTTTAGGGGCAATATTCCCGTATTTAAAAGAGAATGTGAAGAATTATTTCATTCACTCACATAGTTTTATCCCTAAAAATCGCGTAGCGGAACATATAAAGACAGATCATGCTCCTTATGATATTTGGGTTAGAGATGAATTATTAACCGTTACAGAGACACTGGGTGGAATTAAAACGGATTATAAATATATAATCGCTTATATAAAACGAATTGTAGAAGAGTATGAGTTAATTGTAAATATAATCGCATACGATCCGCACAATGCAGATGCCTTTTTGAATGATCTTGAAGAGCTTGGCTATAACAGCATTATGATTGTTCAATCAGCAAAGAATTTAAATGATGCTACAACTGATTTTAGACTAGAAGTTGAGGCGGAAAATATCCAATATAATCGTAAAAATCAATTGTTAACGTGGAGTGTAGCAAACGCTAAAACAGTTTCAAATAGTTTTGGTGAAATTAAGATTGATAAGCATTTAAAAGAGAAAAGAATTGATCCGATTGACGCTATTATTGATGCATATAAGATGGCAATGAAAGGTGAAGCCGGATTAAACTTGAGCCAATATGTTACGGATGAGAATCTTGATAAATTAGGTTGGTAAAGGAGGTGAACACATGTGGAAATGGCTCAACAAGATTAAACCAAAGAGAGTCCAAAACTCCGTGGCGTTAGATTCAGAAGAGTTTTTAAAAATGCTGGGGATTGATATAGGAAGTGTAGATAAAAATAAATTAAGTGAAATTACTTATTTCACTTGTTTAAGGCTGTTATCTGAAAGTGTAGGGAAATTACCTTTAAAATTGTATAAGGATACAAATGAAGGGCTTGAAAAGGCGACAGAGCATAATTTGTATGCACTTTTAAAAATGCGACCTAATCCATATATGACATCAAGTACATTTTGGTCCACAGTTGAAGCGAATAAAAATCATGATGGTAATGCATACGTTTATATCAATACTGATAAAGCCCAAGTAAAAGACTTGTGGATTCTTCCGAGTGAACAAGTGCAAATTTGGATAGATAACGCGGGGATATTTCAAAAAGAAAACGCAATTTGGTATATCTGGGGAGATAATAAATCTGGTAAACAATATAGATTTCGTTCTGATCAGATTATGCATTTTAAAACATCCCTATCCTTAGATGGAATTTCCGGTTTAGCTGTAAAGGATATATTGAAAGTATCAATTGAAAACATACAAAGTGGGGCTCTATATCTTAGTAACTACTTTTCCAACGGTTTAATGGGGAAAGCAGTAGTGCACTATACCGGTGATTTAGACCAAGAAAAAGCAAAGAAAATGGCAGCAAAGATTGAAGAGTTCAGCAGTGGGTTGAAAAATGCAGGAAGAATAGTTCCTCTACCTTTAGGGTTTCAACTCACTCCATTAAATGTGAATATGGCTGATGCTCAATTTTTAGAAATTAATAAGTATACGGCGCTTCAAGTTGCTGGTGCATTTGGAATTAAGCCAGCACAAGTGAATAACTATGATAAGGGTAACTATGCAAATGTTGAAACGCAACAGCGTTCATTTTACGTAGATACCCTTTTATATATTTTGAAACATTATGAAGAAGAAATAAGTTATAAACTCCTTCTTAGTGATGAATTTAAAAGCGGTTATTGCTTTAAATTCAATGTAAATGGTATTTTACGTGCTGATTTTGCGATACAGATGGAAGGGTTATCAAAAGGTGTGAACAATGCCATTTATACACCAAACGAAGCCAGAGAATTTGTAGACTTGCCACGTAAAAAAGGTGGCGATGAATTAATGTGTAATGGCAACTATGTACCACTAACTTCAGTCGGGAGGTGAAGGAAATGGATTGGTTGCAGATTAAAAATCAAACAGAAGATACACCATCTCTTTATTTTTATGGTGACATTGTCTCTTCTTGGTGGGGTGCTTGGGAGGATGAAGATCAATATCCCGAGAATGTAAGAAATATCCTTGATAGTGTGAAAGGAAAAGACTTAAATATCTATATTAATAGTGGCGGCGGGTCAGTATTCGCAGGTATGGCAATCTATAATATGATTAAACGCCATGAAGGATATAAAACGGTTCACATCGATGGACTTGGAGGATCAATTGCTTCAGTTATTGCGTTTGCGGGAGATAAATTGATAGTTCCTTCTAATGCATACCTAATGATTCATAAGCCGTGGAACGGTACGTATGGTAATGCAAATGATTTTAGAAAGATGGCAGATGATTTAGACGCAATTGAAGAAGGGATTATCAATGTTTATAAGGATAATCTAAAAGAAGGCATAGATATAGAAGTAATACGAGACATGGTACAAAATGAGACGTGGTTAAATGGCCTGAAAGCTAGTGAGTATTTTAATATTGAAGTAGCAGCAGAAAATACAGCGGTGGCTTGTACAAGCAATCTTTTTAATGAATACAAGAATACACCGAAAGCTTTTAAAGAACCAAAGAGAAATCAACCACAAAATAATGAACAAGAAAAAATCAATAAATTGATGAGGGAGCTAGAATTAATCTAACTCTTTTTTTATTGCTCAATTTTAAGGAGGAAGCAAGATGCCAAAAGAATTAAGAGAATTGTTAAATAAAATCCAGAATAAGAAGGCAGCAGCAAGAGAGCTTTTAGCTCAAAAAAAACTTGATGAAGCAGAAGAACTTACAAATGAAATCAGGGATTTACAGAAGGAATTTGATATTGCTTCGGCTTTGTATGAAGAGGAAATAAATAATATTCCTAATGATCCAATTCCTCAACCGCAAGCAAATACAGTACAGCCTAATGATGCATTCGTTAACGCAATGAAAGCAGCTGTTGGAAAACATAGGTTATCTGATGATGAAAAAGAAGTATTAAATGCAACTACAATGACGGAGGGTATTCCAGCTGATGGCGGTTTAACTGTTCCTAAAGATATTCGTACAGCTATTAAAGAGTTGCGTCGCAGTGGTCCAGATGCGCTTGAAAACCATGTGAATGTTGAACCTGTATCTACGGTAACGGGATCTCGCGTTATTGAGGTAGAAGCGGATTATATCCCATTCGATAATGTGGATGAAGCGGCAGATTTCCCATTGATGGAAGCACCGAAGTTTGAAGATATTCAATATAACGTTAAGAAAAAAGGTGGCATTTTGAAATTTTCTAAGGAGCTGTTTTCAGATACGGCAGAAAATATTCAAGCCTATATTAAAAAATGGACATTTAAAAAGTCAAAGGCTACTCGTAATGCTTTGATTTTAAAAGCACTAGCTGATAATTTTGGAACTACAAAAATAGCTGTTAAGACTGTTGATGATTTAAAAGATATTTATAATGTGAAATTAGATCCGGTTATTGCAACAACATCGAGTGCGTTAATGAATCAAGACGCTTTTAATTTTCTTGATAAATTAAAAGATAGTGATGGAAAATACATCCTTCAACCAAATCCAACAATGCCAACGCAAAAATTATTATTTGGCAAGTATCCGATTATTGTTGTAAGTAATAAAACATTAAAAACGGATACTGTGAAAAAGACAGCACCACTATATTTCGGTGATTTCAAAGAGGCTATTACTATCTTTGATAGAGAAGCATTATACATTGAATTTTCGGAACAAGCAGGAGATTTATGGGGAAAAGATTTAGTAGGTATGAAAGTGCGTGAGCGTTTAGATGTTAAATCGGTTGATAAAAAAGCTGTTGTTGCTGGCGAAATTACATTTGTTTAATAGGTAGAGGGGCTTTTCCCCTCTTATGAGGAGGGGTTACATGCTGTTAGATTTAAAATTAGTTAAAAAGTGGTTGAGATTAGAAGAAGAGGATACAGAAGAAGACGATATTTTGGAACTTTTAATCGATAATGCTGTGATTTATGTAAAAAAAGCAGTTGGCAAGCATTACAATGCTACTGAAGAAAACCGGAAGCAAGCACAAAAAATCGCTTTGGTTTTAATTACGAATTGGTATGACAATCGTGATTTTTCCGGTCAAGTGGACGACAAGGTGCGCTATACCATTAAAAGTATGGTATTACAACTTCAATTAAGCGAGGAAACAGCGTGAATCCGGGAAAAAGAGATAAAAGAATTGTGATTGAACATAAAACCGAAAGAAAAGATGAGGAAGGAAACGTGTTCCCAGCAGGTTGGGAAGTTTTTTCTAAAGCGTGGGCAAAGGCTGAAACTCCTGTGGGTTCAGGGTTTAATTCTGAAATCTTTAAGGGAAATGCGGAGTTTGTTATTAAATTAATAAACTTTACGATTCCATATCGGAAAGGCGTTCATTCTGATATGCGTGTGCAATATCGAGGGAAACTGTTTGAAATTAAATCAGTGATTGATATTGATGAAAAACATAAAGATATGTGTTTAATCTGTGAGGAGCGATCCAATTGGCAGAGTTAGAGGTCTTTGGTATAGAAGAATGGATTCGTGAATTAGAGATTTTAGGTCAAAACATACCTAAAATCACAAAAGAATCACTGAAAGTCGGCGCAAAGGTATATAAACAAAAATTAGAGGCAGGTTCTCCGGTTGGACCGAAACCGAATATACCAACACCAAAGAAACCATGGTGGGATGGTAAACACGCTAGAGATGCTATAGAAGAGGGGAAAATAGTTAAAAAAGGACGTTTTTATTACATTGATATTGGATGGGATAAAGCCGATAATTCTCCTCATTTCTATATGAAATTTCAAAACTGGGGAACAAGTTCCCATCCGAATCCACCCCATAAAGGCTTTATAGAGAAAGCGCTGGTTCAGAGTGAAAAAGAGGTGTTGCAAGCCATGGAGCGAGAATTTATGCGTTGGATCACAAGACAATGAAGAACTTAAATAAAGATGTGTTCGATGTATTACGTACAGATGCATTTATTAAATCTGAGTTAGGCGGAGAGTTCATATATCAGTTTGTAAAAGGTAACGATAATACATCTATATGGATTACATTTTCTGAATTAAATACATCTCCAGGTATGTATGCGGAGAATGAGGAAACAACTTCAAACGTTATATACCAAGTTGATATATGGTCCATGTCACCAATCAAAACACAACTAAAAAACGCAGTTCAGGCAGCTATGAAAAAGCTGTCTTTTCAGCGTTTAAGCACTTATCCAGATTATGAAATGGATACAAAAATGTATCGATATGGTTTTTGTTTTGTAACGGAAGTCATAAATTAAGGAGGATCAAAAATGATTATTGATTTTAGGGATTTACATTATGCAGTTTTAACTGAAACGCCAGATGGTAAATATACTTACACTACACCGAAAAGAATCGGTAAAACGGTTAGTGGTAAAGCTTCACCTAAGGCAGAAGGAGCAACTTTTTATGCAGAAGGTGGACCAGCAGCAACAGCTAGTGCATTCGGTGGTACTGAAATCGAGTTAGAAGTTGATAAGTTGTCTTTAACGGTTTACGCGGAATTATTAGGTAAAAAGGTTGTAAAAGGTCAAGTAGTTGATAATACAAGTGACGTTCCTCCTTATGTAGCTTTATTGTATCGTTTACCATATGACAACGGGAAAAATTTATATGTATGTTATTACAAAATGAAGTTTGAACTTCCAAGTGATGAACATAAAACAGCAGAAGACAAACCAACATTCCAAAGCGCAAAAATTAAAGGTAAAGCAATTCAACGTGCAGATGGTAATTGGAGACATCGACTTGATGAAGAAGAAGTTGGATTTGATGCAGCAGTTGCGGCGAATTGGTTCAAAGCAGTACCAACTCCACCTGTAGTAACACCTTAATAAAATAAGAATAATGGGATGGTAAATGCCATCCCTATTTTAATTTAGGAGGAAAAGTGAATGAAAATTACTTTACAGAATGCAGAAGGTCAAAAAGATTTTTATTTACCAAAGTTTATTCCGGGTTCAGCCACTTTTGAAGCATCTACATTAGCGGATGAATTACAAGCAGATCTTGTACCAAAAGAAACAATTGAAAGAGCATCTAATTTCGTAGCACGTGTCTATGATAACCAATTTACGGTACAAGAGTTTGTTGATGGTACGCATGTATGGTTTCTAAGTCTTACCATTCATTCTATTTGTTTAACAATTATGGGGCGTTTAAACGAGGCAATAACGGTAATGGAAACGGTAGAAGATGCGAAAAAAAAGTTGATGAAACAACTAGAGATGAAACCGAAAAGAAAACAATCAAGTATCAAGACATCGTAATCGATATATACAACGTACTTATGGATGCAGGAATGACACAAAATCAAATTAACGAAATGGATATTGCGTTTTACTTTACCTGTTTGGCTAAAAAACAAAAGACAAATCGGGTGACAACAGCAAATCAAGCTCCGGCTTGGTTGTAAAGGTAGGTGAGAATTGAATGGCACTAGGTGATAATACAATTGGTGGTCGTGTCCGGTTGGATACTGATCAGTTTGAAAACGGGATCGCAGGTATTAATCGAAGTCTGAAACGAATTGATGCTGAATTTAGAAATACTTCAGAACAGTTACGTGGGGTTGGTTCTGAGATGGACCAGCTAGAGAATAAGGCAAATCATTTAAATCAAAAGATTGAAGCGCAAACGCAAAAAATGAAGCATTATGAGCAAGCTTTAAGGACTTCACAGCAAAAACAACAAGAAATGCGCCAAAAGTGTGAGCAATTAGCTACATCAATGCAACAATTGGAACAAGAAATACAGCAAAGTACACAAGCCTATGGGAAAAATGCGCAAGAAACAAAAGATTTACAAGCTCAATATAATCAATTACAGCAAGAATATAAACGAGGTACACAATCTTTACAACGATTAACAGCACAAGTTTCCCGAAATGATACAGCCTTTAATAACGCTTCAGCAGCTTTACATCGTTATCGGAATGAATTAGGTGACACTCAAGAAAGAATGGAACAGTTGGGCAACGCTTCTGGAAGAGTACGAGAACGCATGAACGAAGTTGGAAACACAATGCAAGATACCGGCTCAAGAATTAGTCAAGGATTTGGAGCGGCCGCGGTTGGGGTAGCGGCTGGTGTGGGTGCATTAGTAGTAAATGCAGGTCAATTTGAAGAAGCAAATAAGAAAGTACAGGCTGGTTTAGGACTAACGAGAGAAGAAAGCTTAAAAGTTAGTGCTGTAGCAAAAGAAGTATGGCGTGAAGGGTATGGTGAGGATTTAGCTAGTGTCAGCGATTCTTTAGTTAAAGTAAAGCGTAATATCAAAGATATTAACGATGATGAAACGTTAAAACAAGTAACTCGAGATAGCGAAATTTTAGCTGAAACAATGGAGTCTGATGTAAACGAGGTTACCCGTGGTGCATCTCAATTAATGGGGCGTTTCGGTTTATCTGGACAACAAGCGTTTGATTTATTAGCGCAAGGATCAGCTAAAGGATTAAATTATTCAAATGAGTTATTTGATAATTTAAGTGAATATGGTCCTTTGTTCAACGAAATGGGCTTTAGTGCGGAAGAAATGTTTACAATTCTAATTAATGGATCACAGAATGGTGCATACAATTTAGATTATGTGAATGACGTTATGAAAGAATTCCAGATTCGTGTAAAAGATGGTTCAAAGTCTACTACTGATGCTATGGGAGAGATGTCAGAAGGTACACAAAAGGTATGGAAAGAATTTTTAAAAGGAAAAGGTACAGTAAAAGATGTCTTTAATGCTGTATTAAATGAATTAAAAACAAGTGATGATCAAATCAAAGTTAACCAACTTGGAGTTTCACTTTTCGGAACAAAATGGGAAGATCTCGAAGCTACTACTATGTTATCTCTAAACAATATGGAAACGGGTTTAGGAAACTATAGTGGTGCAATGAATAAAATGGTTGACGGTTATGATACGAGCGCAAAACAATGGAAATCTGTAACTAGAGAATTACAAATTGCATTAGAACCACTTGGTAAGGTGATTCTAGATATTGCTAAACAAGCCATACCAGAATTAAAAGAATCGATTAAAGGTGTAGCGGATGGGTTCAATGGATTAGATGATAGTACAAAAAAAGTATATGGTACATCATTATTATTAGCTCCAGCAGTATTAGGGGTAGTAAGCGCTCTTGGAATGATTTCTTTTGCTGTAGGTGCAATTATAGCAAACCCGATTGTTGCAACAATTGGTGGTGTTGTAATCGGATTAGGTGCATTAGGATTTGCTTTTGCTGAAGCGGGTAAAAAAGCACAAAAAGCAGAAGAAGATAGCCGTAAATTTGGCGAAGGTGTAAGCGAAGGAACAAAAAAAGCAATTGAAGGATACGTGAATTTAAAAGAAAAAGCTTTTAAAACCCTAGATGAAATACCAGTGCTCACTGGAGATAAGGCAAAAGAAGCTGTACAACGTGCTCATGAAGAGTTCGGGAAATTAGCTGATGAAGCAATACAAGCGATTAACAAGGATAAAGGGAAATTTCAAGCTCATTTAGAGAGCTGGTTTGCTGGAGAATCTGATTCAGCAGTCCTACGTGCAAAGGACAAAATATTGAATGATCAAATGGAAGTGTATAAAGCACAAGAAGAAGCTGTCATTAAAGCAAATGAAAAAATACAAAGTCTTTTAAAACAATATAATGGACAAATCTATAAGATGACAGAATCAGATAAAAAAGTGTTTTTAACCGCTTTACAATCAATTGATGCTGAAGTAGGAAAGTCAGCCGCTAAGAGTGTAAATGAGATACAAAAGATCGGTAAGGCAATGGATAATTTCAACAAGAACACTTCTGTTGACACAATCCAAGGTAAAGTAAAAGATTTAGGAAAAGAATATACGAATTTATACAAGGATTTAGAAAAAGCCAAACAAAAAGAAATTGAATTTGCCAAAACACACATAACAGATTCTGCGCAACAAGAAGTAGCGATTGCACAGATTAGTAAGAAATATTCCGAACAATCGGTTTTAATAACAAAAGGATATGAACAACAACTTCAACAAGCGCAAGAAGTGTTAAAGTCCAAAGGAATTGAAATGGATTTAACATCAGGTATTACGAAAGCTGAAACTGAAAAAATTAAAATTCAAGGTCGAGGGTTTGGCGAATATGTAAAGAATTCAGAAATAATCGAGAGTACGAATGAAAATTTATTTAAAAGACTTCAAGATCGGGCTGCAAAAGAGTCTGATTTACGTAAGAAAAGTGCCGATGAGGTAAAAAGATATGGCGAAGCACTAATTGCCAATTCTAATACTGTTTATGATAGCCTTTTCCAATCAACTCGTGAAAAGGCTGTGCAAGTTGGTAGTGATATTGCGTACGCATTAGAAGATGGTACAAAGGCTGTTAATTTAGGGGAAAAAGGCGTAGTAAAGGTCGAAGAGTTTGTTGACGGTATAAAAACTGGTAAATATAAGGTTCAGGATGTAGCGATTGCCCTCATAAATACAATGAGAGTAGAAATGGGAAGTAAACCCTTAACCGCAGAAGGCATTAAAGTAATGACAACGTTTGCTGATGGATTAAAGCAAATGAATGTTACAGATATTGCAACAAAATTAAATCTGGATCTTAAAAAGAATTTAGAAATTGATTTAGGACCACTCGGTAAAATGACATCTACACAATTTGTAAATGGTTTGAAAGAAGGCACAGTTGGTATTGACGCTGTGTTTATTTTTTTTCAACAACATTTGTCTAAATTAACAGCGACCGATTTATCTCAAGACGGAACCAAAATCATGTCTACTTTAAAAACAGGCATGGAAATGGGATTCATTGGTGTTGAAGATGTCTTGAGACAACTTGGCGTAAGCATGGATGATAAAACAAAATATAATCTTCAAGGTAATGGTGAAGTTACCATTGCGTCCCTTGTGCAAGGTTTGCAGACAGGGCAATTTAATATAGATCAAGCTCTTGAAGTTATTCGCCAAATGGTTGTACAAAAAACAAATGTAGATACGACTCAACAAGGTGCGAATATTTCGCAAACAACAGCCGATGGAATTCGCCAAAATGGTAGTCAGCCAGTACAAGCGGCTAACGAAGTGAAACAAGGTGTGGAGCAAACGCTTGGTTCTACCACAGACGGAAATGGCGGAGCAATGTCTACGGTTTTAATGAGACAATTCATGGCTCAAAACAAACCTAGTATTGTTGGCGAAGCAACAGGTATAAAACAAGGGGTCGAGCAACAGTTAGGAAGCACTACTGATAACAACGGTGGTAACAATTCTACATCTATGATGAGGAATGCTATCGCTAACAATCAAGGTAATGTGAACGGGGCAGCATCAGGTGTAAAACAAAGTGTAGAAAATACATTGGGTGCAACTACAGATGGAAATGGTGGAGCTTCTTCTACCCTCATTATGCAGCGATTGATTAATGGGAATAGAGGAACTGTAGTTAATGCGGCAGCAGGTGTGAAATCAGGTGTAGAAAGTACTTTAGGAAGTGCAACAGATGGTGGTGGTGGAGATAAGGCTGGTAATAAATTCGCCAATGATTTAGGTTCTAAGCGCGGAGCAGCACAAGGAAGCGGAGCGAGTGTTGCTGGTGGAGGTTTAGATGGGCTAGGTTCAATCGTCGCTAATTCAGTTGGTCTTTCCTTTGCGAAAGGGTTTGCCTACGGTATGGACGGGGCATTTTATCAAGTAAGAGCGAAAGCAGCATCATTGGCAAGCGCAGCATTCAATGCATTAACAGCTACACTTAATGTAAACTCTCCATCGAAGCTTACAAGGGATAAGGGTGGTATGCCATTTGGTGAGGGGTTTGCGGTTGGAATTGGTAAGTCAGCTTATAAGGCTGAAAATGAAAGCCGTACTCTTGGGACAAGTGCTTATAAGTCCCTTGTAAATACGCTAAAATCTAAGAATTTAGCATTTGCAGGTGTTCAAATGGCGCAAGGACTTGCAGCCGGGATTAAGAGTCAATATTCTGTAGTACGAGATGCCTTGCAAGATACAATAACAGGCGCAATGGATGGTATTCGTTCTATTAAACCAGAAGAAATATTTAGTTTTCAAGGCGATGATCCGTTAACCAAATATTTCAATGCAATCTTTGTGGATGGAGATTGGCAAAACGATTGGATTACCCATATTCCTGAGAGTATGCGCGATATGGTTAGAGAAATTGGACGTCAAATGGAACGTTTTGAAGGGCTTTCAATTTATGATATTGGTAATCTTTCTAGATGGAAAGAAGTGTTATCTGATAATCCTAATGTTATACAGTATCGACCAGACAATGATAATCCAGATAAGGGACAATATATGCCATATAGTAACAACGACCTTGCACAACAAAGACCATTACAAATTGTAATAGATAGAATGGTTCTTGCAGAATTATTACTATCTCCATTGGAGCTATTGCAAGGACAGAAATTTGAGACAGATTTATACAATGCAGGGGTGAGACGATGACGAATCAAACTCTTACAATTATTCAGGAAGATGGTTCTAAGTTTGTTATTTCATCCAATGACAAATTTACTGTTTTAAACTTTCTTCCTAATTCCCCTTTCTATAACACGGGATACGAAAAGTTAGATGGGAGACATGGAGAAATTGATTTAGGTGGAAGTTTTAATGCAAGGGACGATATTAAATCTTTATTTCTCGCAGAACCACATGGGATAGATGATTTTTATAAAGTTCGAAATCTTATGTTCCGTCTTTTCGCTTCGCAATCTCCATTTTATATTGTTACAAATAGAGAGCCTGAGAAGCGTTGGAAAGTACGAGTGGCAAATAAGTATGAAGTAGAACCACAGGCGAACGGAAACTACAGCCTTATAGAAATTCAGTATAAGTCAGCGAATGCTTTTGCTGAGTCCGTGCAATCGACGTTAGAAAAGATGCAAACAGAGTATACAAAAACAACAGCTACCTTCTCTGTTGATAATAAAGGGCATGTAGAAATTGACCCAAGGCAAATGCCTTTACGAATTATCTTTAAAGGTGCTTCTGAAAACCTCAAAATTAAAAATAAAACAACGAAAGAAGAATGGATTTATACTGGTACAACAACGGATAAAGATACAATTGCAATAGATCAAGTGAGAAGTACGAAAAACAGCTTGTCCATTGTTCGAGACACAAATAAAAAAGTAATATCTTTAAGGGAAGGAATAAATGAATTCGAACTTACAGGCGCTAAAGGCGCTTTTTCTATTTCATTTGACTTTCGGTTTCAATATCTGTAGAGAGGGGGTGCGAGTTTGAATGTAGTTACAGTAACTGATATAGCAGGAAATACAGAGATACTAACAGGGTTTCCAACTATTACTAGAGTTCGTAGGGTGAATGGGGAAAAAGGAATCAGTTTTATACTATATCCTACAGAAGAAAATACACATTCTTTTCCATTGGTACAAGAAGAAAGCAAAATTGAATTTGATGGTGAAGTTTATATCGTAAAGCATGTAACGGAGAGAACGATAGAAAGTAAGTTTTACAAAAGAATTGAATGCATCCATGAATTTTACGTAAATATGCTGAATAAGCAACAATACAAAGTTCATAACGGTAGCATGACTTTTCGTGATGCAGTTGATTTTGTCTTTGAAGGGACAGGATATCAAACAGTAATTATTGATCAGTTTTACGCACAAGATTTTCAAGAGTTTGGAAAAGAAAATCGACTGGCGTTACTAAAAAAGAAATTAGAGCGCTATAAGGCAGAAATATCGATTCATGGAAATCTCGCTAGCTTTAAAGAAAAAATAGGGGAAGATACTGATTTTCAGTTTAGATACAATTTCAATATCAAAACATTTGAAAGAGAAATTGATACAAAGCCCCTTGCGACTTATATTCGTGGATATGGTAAAGACGGGTTAGAGAGAGAATACACCAGTCCGAATGTACATAAATTTGGGCTAATTGAAGCGGATTCCATAGATGACGAACGTTTTACAACCATAGATGGATTAGACAAGGCATTAAAAGAAAACCTACAGGACACGCCAGTTGTTAGTATGACAATTGACTTTATAGATTTGAGAAAAGCCGGATACCCTTACAATGTGCCGAATGAAGGGGATCGGGTTCTTTTAATTTATGAGCCAATGGATCTTGATATTGAAACCAGAATTATGGAGATTGAGGAAGTATTTAATGCGAAGTTAGAGCCGATTGCATGCAGGGTTACACTAGCTAACTATAAAAAATCTTTTGGTGGGACACTTTTTCAAACCGTACAGAAGGCGATGAGTAGCGTTGTAAATGAAGATGGAAAGATTAAATACAATGCTTTAGATGAAGGAGTTAAACGTGCAAGTGAAGCGATAAAGAATGCTCAAACAGAATTAACATTTGAGAATGGCATACTTGGCGTTGATCCTAAAAATCCAAATAACCTTGTTGCATTCAATAGTGCTGGAATAGGTATTAGTCGAGATGGTGGGAAAACATTTAAAGAAGCTCTTACTTATGAAGGGCTTGTTGCTTCGGCAGGTTTTGTTGGTCAACTTGATGCAAATAACATTAAAGTTGGGCCGGGTACATTTTTTGAAGAAGGTTATGATCCTTTTAAAGTTTCTAATAGGTTAGATACTTTGATTGATAACTTTTCAGAAGATAACGTAATTACAGTGATTGAAAAACAATTTCTAAGTGCAGAGTGGGTAAAAATTCAAAATGAGTTTAGTTCCACCATGCAGATTGCGGCAGGGTATTGGAAACCGGAAGAAAAGATTTTTGAAAGAGATATGTACACACAAAGATATGAAGAACTGAAGAACTTTTTAACTGTTGAACATGATGAAAATAATCAGGCAGCCATTTTATCACCGAGTAATATGATAAAAGATTCGGTTATCAATGGCGACAGATATAAAAGTTGTTTAACGAATTACTTTGAATCTAGGAATAAGATGAATGAGTTAATCTTGTTTCGTACAAAAGAGATTGCTGATACGGCTCAAAAAAATGTAGATGAAGTAACGAATCATATTGTATATAAAGTTGAGATTCGAAGTACAAACGGAACTACATTTAAGAACGGTCAAATTAGTACAGAACTTGAAGCGCGTGTGTATCACGGGGCAACAGACGTTACGAATACAACTAATTTTATATATAAATGGACAAGAAAATCCGCTGATTCGCTAGGGGATAATACATGGAATAAAGCGCATGAAAATGCTGGTAAGAAGGTCACTATTACAAATTTAGATGTAAATATACGAGCTACATTTGCATGTGAAATAAATAAATTATAGTTGGAAGGAAGATGAAGAATGGCAGTTGTAGCAAGTGGTCAAATTACTTTAATTGATTTGAACGATGCAAAAAGTTTAACGGGGTACATTGGTTCAAATCAGGCGAAAGTACAAATTTTTAACCCGAATGGAAATACTTATACGCCTAACTGGGCGACAAATAATATGATATTAACGCCTTCTTTATTTGTATCCGGTACAGCAACCGATATTATCGGACAAGCAAAGAGCATTACCTGGTATGAGCAAGGCAATAATACTCCAATTGCAAATGATACAAATTATTCAATCGGTACTGGAGTTGGAAAACCACTCACAATTAAGGCGAATATGTTAGCATCTAAAAATCAGCAAGTCTATCTTTGTGAAGTGGTATGGACGGATCCATCAACAGGACTCGATATCACATCTAAATTGGATATTGAATTAGTAAAGGTGACGAACGGAACGAACGGAAGCAATGGAACAAATGGTAGTAATGGTGCGAACGGTCAAAATGCTATTGCTGCATATGTATGGGCACCGAATGGGAACATTTTTAGAAATAGTGCAGGTAGTCTTATTGCTGAATGCGATGTGTTTAATGGTTCCACGCAGCAAACAACAGGCGTTACGTATCAATGGTATAAACAAGATGCTTCCGTTTCTACAGATCAAGGCGGAGGTGTCGGATGGTTAAAACTTACTTCCACAGCAACAGGCGGAGGAACAAGCGGACATACTACTGATAAATTAACAATTCCAGCCGGAGCTGTAGCAGGGATGGCATCTTTTAAATGTATTGCCACTTATAGTTCTAAAACGTATGTAGATGTTGTTACGTTTGCAGACCAAACAGACCCATTGCAAGTTACACCAATAGCGCTAACAGGAAATGTCTTTAAAAACGGACAAGGTACGGTACAAGTTATTGCGAAAGTGTACCAAGCCGGAGCAGAGGTAGATGCAGCCGGAAC